CGTTCATGAAGTTACAGGGACAGTTTCTGCAGACATATCCGGGTCTTGCGGAAGGACCGACTTGGGTAGCGCCAATCGTGTAGTCCTCACAGAACTTATCACGCGGCGGCTGTGCGAACAACTGGTGGGGGGGGGAAAGAGGCTTCGCAGGGTACCCGAGACAAGTGGTCAAATACGAAACACTAGGCAGTGAGTAGATGCCGTCAGGATAGTGTTCTATTGCCACGTCTACAGGGTCGATGCCCCTCTCCCCTACTGTAAACCCAGAGCCAGGATTTCCCACGCGAGTTGGCGTTCTTTGAGCCATTCAGCGACTCGATTCGCCCAACTCCAGGAACTGACTCCACCGTCGACAGCTTTCCGGATGGTGCCACGCACCGCTTCCTTCTCCCACCGCGTCCACACCCACGTCGCCAACGCGACAAGGGGGAGAACCAGCAATCCAGTGAAAAACGACTTGGCTACCCACGAAAGGGCACGCATGGGGCGATGAATGAGGTAGAGAAGTGCGATCACGATGATCCCTGCGGACAGGCAAAAACTCGCAATCACATCTTCCTTCTTCCTCTGCCAGCACTCCACATCTGGAGGTGGCTTTTCATGTATCGCCGCAGCGGTTTCCTCATAGTAGGTCTTCGCCACACCGTACGTCACACCGAATATGTTCATGATTCTCTTCAGCACTGACACAACTGCGGACTGATTCGTCGGATCGGTTACAACAATGACCTGTTCGGCGCGGGAGCGTTTCTCGACGTCAGCTCCCTTCTTCGCCGGCTTCACCCGTGCCGAGGTCGTGATAGAGTAGAACGTCTCACTCCGCACAACTTGCTCGCGCACGGCTGGATAGGCCGTCTTGTCATTCACCTGAAACTTCCCAGCCAACAACTCGGCGGAGAGGTCCCGATGCTCGTAGGTGTGGAGGACTTCAGCAGTCCCAGTCTCCTTCACCACGGCATTGATGGTCGAAACAAAATCCTCAGTCGCCCGTGTCCACTCAAGAACACGGCCGCCGGCACTGATCAGTGACCCCGAGTCTCGGTCCAACGGAAACATGTGGAGACGAGCTAGCATCAGCCCATCTGGTCTCACGTTGGCCATATCGTCGGCCCCAAGGAAGTACGCTGAGTGTGATGAGTAGTAAAAAGGGCGAACAGCTCCGGGAATGCAGTCACAGTCTTTCAACAAGTGCTTGCACGCCAAGAACCCGCTAGGGCCACGAAACCGCTTGGTCTTCTTGACAGGGGTG